CACCTCGCGCAAGCAAACCTCCACCGCGTTCCGTTCGTTCTTCCAAAAGCAAGCCATGTGCAGATCCTCTCGGCAGTCAGTGCTGCAACAAAATCAGGTTGTTGAAGTTGTCGTGCGCCCGGCCCGCCGACACGCTGGACCCGAGTGTCACCGTCGTGGTGATGTTAAGCAGGTTGATCGGGTTGTTGAACTCGTCCAGCGTAGGGTACAGCGACAGCGCGTTGGCATCCACCCCCCACTCGAACTTGCGCAGTTGCCACTGGATGTGCGCCTCGGTGGGCGTTGACCCCGCGTAGGTGAATGTCACGGCAGGCATGGTGTACCCGTAAATGCCGCTGGAAGTTTCGACCCAGGTGCGGATGCCGCAGTCGAGCTGGGTGTGCAGCAGATCGCCGGTGGTCTTGTCCACAACGTACTGATCGAAGTACCAGTCCCGGTCTTTGTTGCCGAACACTTCAGGGAACCGCGAGACGTACCGCCCGAAGATCACCCACAGCTTGCCCTCGTACTCGTACACCGAGTATAGCGCCTTGTTGTCGTTCCCTCCCGGTTGGATGTACTCGGCCAGCAGGAAGGACGTGGCCATGATGTTCGTACCCGGCGCTGTGATGGAGCGGCGGAACACTACGGCGGCTTGGTAGTACCGTGTGGGCGACGATGCCGGGATGACATCCACTGTCTCGACCAGTGACACGAAATAGAAGTCACGGTCCAACGGCGCTTCGGGGTCGGGTGGCGGCAGGAGTGGATCGAGCGATCCGTTGCCCTGCCAGTAGCCGAAGCCGATGCGCGATGTACCTGCGGTGCGCAGCTCTGTTCCCGATCCTGGGTTGGGGCCGGGCAGGTGGGTCAAATCTCCCACATAGCTCAGATCAACCCCAGGCACCTCAGATAAAAAGATCGTGTCGTCGTCCGGTGTGGGGTACCGTCCACGCACCAGGATGCCGTCGATGGCTTCCGGTCCACCGATGTCGTTACCGTACAGCAGCGCCCACTCCGTGGCGTACAGGAAGGCATAGACTGTCGGACCCAGGCGGAACGACCCGATCACGGGAGCTGGTAAATCTAAGACTATGGTGTAGTCGAAAAAGAATGTCGGTTGCTGGGCTTGGAAGTTGTCCAGCACCGTGCCCAGCCGCACAACGAAGTAGTCAATCGTCAGGTCGTCGTGCGCCTCGTACAGCGCCACGCGCAGGTTGCTGTCTACCTTGGATATCTGCGGAGTGACACCGCCCAACCACTTGGTACCAGAGAAAATCTGCTGGTACTTGTACAACCCTCGGAAGTTGGTAGGCCCGCTCGGTTGGCCGACCAGGCCGGGGATGTCAGCCGCCACCACCTGCGCGATGCGCCCGCCCCCTTCCTCGGGCGGAGCGAAACCGGAGAAATACGACCACCACCAGAACTCTCCACCCGCGTTGATGATGATGCGGGGGATGCCCCCCAGGGTCTCGATGGAGATTGTGACACCCGGCACCGGGGTGACCGTCTTGCGGCGGTAGTCGCCTTGCAGCGCCAGGTCACGCAGCATCTTGCGGGCGTATGGGAGCCACTGGGTCGCCAGGTCAATGTTGCCCAACGGGATCAGCGTGGTCGGCTTGCCGGGCTTCCACGGAGGGCTAGGCACTGGTGCTGCCCTGCGGCGGGAACGGCAGAATCTTGGTAGCTGGGTCGCGCAGCTTCTCGGCAGCGGCAAGTTCACCGCTCAGTGCGGTGGCGAACATGTTGACCAACATGCAGGAGCTTTGCCCTTTGGCATAGTCTGTCCCGGCACCCAGTACCTTCTGAATGGACTTGGCCGAGATGATCCTGTCCTCGATCAGGGTGCGGGTGATCGTGGTGTAGTTGTGTCCGAGCCGGACGCAGTAGTCCTTGAAGCCTTTCTTCTGGACCCACATCAGCCCCTTGTCGATCTCATGCCGTGCCAGCAGTTGCGTGCTCGTGGGCTGGCGGATGATCGTGGGCATGTTGGACTGCCACTTCATTGAGACCGCCGGGGAGCTGGTCTGCAACACCAGCATGTTGGCGTTGATGCTCTCCAAGTATTCCGCGAGGATGCTCACCGGGCTCAGGTACTGGTCGGCCATCGCCGAGCGCATGAAGGGTATCTGTTCTCGACTCAACCATGCCCACAGGGTTCGCACGTCGTAGGGCAGCAGCCCCAGCTCGGCGCCGATCTCACAGGCTGCACAGGCCACCGCTGCCACTGCCGACCAGAACCGCTCACCGCCCGAGATGTTCATGCGGGTGTCGATGGACTGCATGATGCTGCGCACGCGCTGCTGTACTTCTTGCCGGTGGGTGACAACGTAGGTGATGAACGCCTCACCGACGTGCCCGTAGTGTTCCTTCAACTCTGCCAGATAAGTGTCGGCCTGCGCCTTGGTGTGGACCTGCTGGGGGTTGAACAGCATCTCGAACACCCGCACCGACTCGGCGGTACTGTCCGCCCGGTCAGACGCCAGTGCAGAGTACAGGCTGGTGTTGGCTGTGCAGAGCATGATGGTGGACTTGCTGCCTTGCAGGGTCTTGCGCTCGGTACCCGTGGTGTCCAGCCGCAGCCGGCCTTCGGACTGGGTGACACCCATCGCCATGTCAGCCATCGCACGCGGTGGCATCCGGGTGATCTCATCCACGGCCAGTGGTAGGTTGCTCATTATCATCATGCGGTTCTCGCGCGCCTGCGCGGTCGCACCTTGCGACGTACCGTTGATGACCATCTTCTCGGGGTGACCCCACAGCGCCGCCCCGGTGTACAGCGTGGTGGACTTGGACGCGCCCGGCTTGCCGGACATGTTGATGATGACGCCGTGATGCCCGGTCATGTACAGCAGCGGCGCACCCAGGGCCGCGCAGATGGCGAACTGGTTGGGGGCGTACTCCGGATGGTTGAAGAACTTGAGCAGGTCGCGCTGAATGTCCATCTGCCCCGCCGAGTGTACGGCGGAGATTGTTCGTTGTGAGCCTTGGTCCATCGTTGGCCTACGGGTGGTGCCGTCCGCACAGATAACCTTGTGAGGCAACACGAAATCTTCCATGTTCTCAGTCCAGCCCAGGGCACCATAGACCGTCTCGGCTATCGCGTTGCGTTGCAGTAGTTTGATGTACGCCACCATGTAATGTCCTACCATGTTGACCGCAGACTGCGTGACGAATACCCCGTTGTTGGACAGCAGCAGGTTGAGCTTCTTGATATCGTACATCGCTTCGGCAGGTAAGTGTATTTCCATAGCCCCGACCAGTGGCAGCACGGCGCACCACACATGCGTCTCGGTCATGCGGAAGGGGTCGCGGTATCGCCTGATTGGGTAGAAGTCGTGGTCCAGCAGCTTGATGGTTTCCGACAACTCGATCTCTTGGTCGTCCCCCTTCTTGGGCTTCACCGTGATATCGACGTACACCCCGGATGCCAGGCGCTTGTACGGGAATGGCGCTGTTGGGATGACGATGGGCGGCAGGTGTGCGCCGCCAGGTGCAGGTACGGTTGGCGCGGGTGCGTGGTCGGTGTACTTCGCCCCGACGATGGGCGACTTGATCTTGCCCCACCGTGGGCAGGTGCCGCAGATGCCGGGGTTCAGGGAGTCGAACTTGGTGCAGGTGGTAGGGCCGATGTCCTGCGCAGCCAGGTTGCCCAGCTTGGTCTCCACCTCGGACGCGGCATAGCGTGGGTCTTTGGCGCTGAACTTGTGAGCGTTCTCGTGACCGTTGCGGGTGTGGCGGATCAGCCCCAGCGCCGCGTACCACAAGGGTTCGGACAGGTTGGCTGCGTTGGTCATGGCGTGCTGCATCTGCGGGCACGCCAGCAGTACCGCTTTGATGCCAGGCGGAGGGGTGTTGTGCAGGTTGGTGTTGTCTGCAAACCCCTCCAGATGTGCAGGCGGTCGAGTCGGCATCTGTACGGCAACGCCGCAACGTGCCAGGGCTTCGTCGATCTTCGTCTCGATATCTTCTGCCGGGGTGCAAACCCCCTCACGCAGGATCGTGACCGGACGGGGAGTGCCCTTGTGGTGCAACGTGCCAGGCAGACGCATGACCGACGCGGAGTCGGCGGTGCGTGACGGGTCTACCATCAGCCCCAGCTCGGCAGCCAGTGACTTCAGCTTGGACGCGATGGGTGCCCAGTGCGCGGTGGGTACCTCAACCGTGAACGGCCAGTAGACGTGCAACCCCACACCCGATGACACAACGATGGGCGCCGGCAGCCCGACGGCTGTGGTGAAATTCTTGAGGGCGACTATCGCGTCGCGCTGGGTGCTGTACTTGTGCGGGTCGGTGCCAACGTCGATGTCCATCATGACGCACTTGGCAGCGGCGATGTTGCGCTGGGTACGCACCTCCCATGCACCCGCCTCGCCGGTCTTGCGGTTCTTTTTCTTCGGGTTCCAGACGCGCGGCTCGATCAGGGACTGTACGCAAAAGTACACGTCGTCCGATGCCTTCAGCTTCTCGGCAGTCTGTATGGCTTCTTCGTGGGACTGTACAACCTTGTGAACAAATAGTGCCGTGCCTGCGCCTGGTGGAACCCACGGGATCGCCAGAGCGAAGTATCCAGTGGCGGGGCAAACAGCCCGCAAAAATTGCGCTACATTCACGGCGAGTCCCTAGAGAGCACACAAGATACTACAGGCTACGCACCGGGGGCACCAGTGCGCAGCCTTGCTACATCACATCAACGGGATCAGTCGTCCCATTCGGACAGCAGGTCTTGCAGCTCTTTCGGAATCTCCGTGGACTCGGCAGCCTGTGCCGGCACGGGTGCAGCGGCGGGCAGCTCGAACGACAGTTCCTTCTGTTCTTCCTCCGCCACAGGCGCTGCCACAACGGGCGCAGGCTTGGGCTTGGCGGGCTTGGTTGCCGGCTTGGGTGCGGCGACTGGAGTGGCAACCGGTGCAGGCGCTTCTTCGACCACAGCCGTCTCAACTGCCGGACTTGCGGGCGGCAGTGCAGGTGTAGACGTGGCGACATCGGCCTCCAACAGCGATGCGACCGAGCCATCTTCCATCCGGGCCTTGACTACTTCCAGCTCGTTCGGCTCCAGCCACCGCTCGGCAGAGAAGATCACCTTCGGGTAGTTGGCGCCTTGGTCGAACTTCATCTTGGTCACGATGGTGGCCGTGTGCTTGGCGCCGCTGCCGCGCAGGAAGTCCACATAGTTCTCGAACGCACGCCAGCCTTGCTTCTCCAGATCAGGTGACTGCTTGTCGAACAGGCTGGTGATGGCCAACTTGACTTTGAGCGGCGGGAGCGCCATGTTGCCCATCAGTGGGAGCACGACAATGTTGCGGTGCTGTGAGCACGCCGTGACAGGCTTGCCGGCCTCGGTGATCTTGGACCCCTTCACAGAGAACGGGCAGGTGCGGCAGGCTGCTGACTTGGGCGCTTCCACTTGTGCGTCAGGGTGATCGCCGTCATCGCTCCAGCAGTTGGGCATGGCGGTTTTCTCGGGGTCGAACGCGCCCTCATAGTACGCACGGCCACGGCGCTTGGCGTAGTCCATCACGACCACGCGCAAAGTCTGTACCGGTTCCAGATCGCCGTCGTCGTTGCGCTTCTCCAGGTTGGTGCGGCTGCCGCTGGGCAATGAGATCGACCATACCTTGCCGGCGTAGTTGAGTGTGGGGACGCGGTTGCGCTCGACCAGGTTGGTCTCGGTCTGATCCAGAAACCCGGAGATGTGCGCAGGGACAGGGGCAGTACTGGCAGAAAAAATTGTCAGGTCTGACATACAAAAAGCTCCAGCAATAAAGTGTAGGGTTGGTCAGTCACCACGGCGCACATGCACCGTGAGTTCTCGGTGGACAGTCACGGGGGCGGGGGTCTCGCCATCATGCGCGGCCATGTAGTCTGTCACAAATTTCCGCGATAGTCGCTTCTCAAATACTTCCGATGGGGGAACACCCTCGGCTTGCGCCCAGGCATCCAGCAGTCCCCAGTCCTTGCAGCTCGGCTTGATCTCCAGTTTTTGAAAGGCTGTGCCCGCGCCGGTGCGGACAGACTGCACATTCAATCGGTTCAGTTCTCGTTGAATCTCTGCTTCGAGCCGGGCCAGCTTGGCTTGCAGTTCGGCGCACCGCTTGTCAGCCTCTTGTTTGACGCGGGACTTTTCATCCCTGATCTTCACATACACAGCCACGATTTTTTCGATGTCCACGATACCTCCTAAGCTACGTTGACGCCCCACCCAGGGCGATGTCTTTGTACATATCCAGTACTTGCTGTTGGCCCAGCCGCCGGGACTCGATCAGCTTGTAGATGTCCCACTCCAGCTTGTGCCCGCCGATCCGAATGACGGTCATGGGGCGTGTCTGCCCTGATCGGTTGAACCGCTCGACCACTTGCTGCGCCTGGTCGTTACTGTAGATCGGGGCGTAGAAGATGCACATGTCCGCCTCCGTCAAGTTCAACCCGTGGGACATCACTTTCGGGTGGCACAGCAGCACATGCGGGTCCGTCTGTGTCTTGAAGTTGACGATGATCTCGTTACGCTTGGCAACAGACACGTCACCGTTCAGCACACCAACACTGTACACCTTGCTTACTTCTTTTTCAAGCACATTGATGATGCCTTTGAAAGGTACAATCACAAACACTTTGGCGGCTGCCTCGGCTATGCACTCCATGAGCACACCCAGTCGAGGTGCGTGGTCAAGCTGGACATACTCATCAGTCAGTGGGTTACGCACCGAGCCGCATAATATTTGCCTTAGCTTAGTGATGGTGTCCGCTGCGTTAACAGCGGTGATCTGCTTGGTGCGCAGCTCGACCTGCATCTCTTTGCGCATGGCGTTCAGTGCCTTGGTCTGCTCCGTGGTCAGCGGGCAGTCCCGTGCCGACACCGTGACGGGTGGCAAGTCCTTGCAATCTTCCTTGCGAAACCGAACAGCGGGTTGCAGGGCTTCGTACACGACGCGTGTTGAGTCAGGCTTGGGCGACCACTTGTACTGGGTAAGCTGCTGCATGGTCTGCTGTCGGAACGCGCCGAAATACTTGGGTACCCGCTCGGGGGATACCAGTCGTGCCAGCGCCCAAGCGTCGGTGGGTGCATTGGAGCAAGGCGTTCCGGTCAACAGCCACAGTCGTTGCTCGGGTTGCAGCAGCTTGGCCAGCGCGGAGTATTGCCGGGTACTGGCGTTGCAGTAGGTGGACGCTTCGTCCACGATCACCAGGTCGATGTCGCCACGCGCCGTGATTGCCTTGCGCACCGAGTCGATAGCCAGCCCGGTGGGGTTGATGATGTAGAAATCCATGTCCACCTTCAGTATGTCCAGCCGGTACTCGCGCGACCCATGCACGATGCCGGCGCGGCGGTGCATCAGCACAGCAAAGATTTCAGACAGCCACACGCGCTCCAGAGTGGACAGTGGTGCGACGATCAACACCTTGCGGATGTGCTTGTTCTCCATTAACCAGTCCGCCGCCCACAGTGCCGCTGCGGTTTTCTCCGTACCCATCTCGCTCAGGTTGAACCCGCGACGGTGCAACGTCAAGAACTCGGCCATCACAATCTGATGCGCGCCCGGCTTGAACTTCCCCGGCCAGCGGTAGTGGTACTTGATCGGCGCTGGCGCAGCGACGCCCAGGTTGCGCAACACCTTCGTGGCTTCCAGCGAATGACGCACGGCGAGGTTGTACTGGCCATGGTCCAGCACTTTGCTGTGCTTCAGCAAGCTCCGCAGCGTGAGCGGGTCTGCGTGTTGCAGCAGTAAGCTCTTTGAAGGTACGTCAACTGCGATCATTGTGGGGTCCAGCGAATACGTGTTACTTGATACCATGCGTGGCGATTGACTCAACCAGTGCAGCTTCGCGCATCCGCTTGCGTTTGTGGTAGCGTTCACTGGCGCGGGTCCGCTGCTCTACGTTGGCGTTCCGCCCGTCCAGGTCGCTGCTCAACCGGTACGACGCCTGTACCCCACGCTCAATCGTGGACGGCCATGCGGGGGGGATGTAGTTGCTGCTCATTGCGCTTGTCCTCCAAGCATTGCAATCAGATGGTGCGCCTGACTCTCGGCGTCATCGACCGCGTTGTGGTGTGTGCCGACACGCTCCAGCTTCACGTCAGGGTACAGGGACTTGACGGTGCGGTAGCAACGATCATTCCAGTGCCGCCAAGGCTGCGTGCGTGTCGAACTGCGGTACGCGCTGGACAGGATCACGTTGTCGAAGGCCGCGCCGTTGCCCCATACACGCACATTGTCAGGCGCACCATGCGCACTCAGCCACAATGAGAAATCTGCCAGTGCCTCAGATAATGCTGCGCCGTCTCGGGCGAACATGGCCCGCGCATCGTCGCTCTGCTTCATCCACCACAGCACGGTGTCCGCGTCGATCTCGCCACCCATGTCAACCGACGTACCAAGGTCTACAACCCGGTAGAAGCGGTCGCCGATGGTGCCGGCCTGAAGGTCGAACGCAACCGCACCGATTGCCACGATAGCAGCGTTGGGGCCAGTGCCCATCGTCTCCAGGTCCAGCATGATGTCGAATGGTTTGTTGCTCACAATTCCTCCTCGCACACCTTGTCATAGGTGCCCTTGTAGTCCGGCCACAGCCCATCACGCACATTCCGGCAGTATTCAATCTCTGCCCGCTGGGCGTCGTTGTAGTCCATCGTGCTGACGGCGATCCAGATAACCAGCGCGGTAACGATAGCGGCCAGCGTTGAGTAGGCGGCAATGCTTTTTTGGCCATATTGATCGAGCATTAAGCCTCCCTAATCCACTCTTTAATCTTGCGCAAGACGGCCAGCAACTTAACTGCACTGCAATCCTCCGCATGGTCGATATCGGTGGCGGCTATCGCTTCAC